AACAATAGAGTTGACTTCTAATGCTTCGCCTTCTTGATTTAAAATATTGATGTTTTGCGTTTCCGTTGCTGGAATTGAAAATTGTGGTGTTTCGTTTATTTCGATTGTAGAATTTGGTACGATTAAACTCCCCCCACTAGGCACGCTTTCGCTGTATGTTCCTGTTGAGTTTGTTACGGCTGCATCAGGTGCTGTTAACACTCCTGCTCCTTGTGCTAATACATTTACACTATCTAAAGTAGTTCCTAAGCTGTTTTCTAAACTTACAACACCATCACTAATTATCTGCTCTAATAAGTCTCCACTCGGAGCAGTAATTGTGTATAAGATATTATTATCAGTATCTTTTATTTCTACTGTTGCATCATCACAAGTAGGAGGTGAAGGCAAAGTACTTCCTTCAAAATCAAAGCCCGACTGAGGTATTGCACATCTATCTTCGTAGTCATGTATTCTAAGTCTAAATATCCCTGCCCATCCTGCTGTTACATCTTTACCTCTATTTATAAAAGGCTCAGTACTTAAGTCTGTTTCTAAATCTAAATACTCTTGAAATCTAAACTGTTTTAAGGCAATATCCACATCTTTCAACACTCGGTACATATCACTATGCACTTCGTCAATCATGGAATAATCTTGCTTTGAGTACTTATCGCAAACAATCACCTGCAAATCTACCCCAGTATAGCTGTCTCCTATTTGTGAAGGTTGCAAAGTACATACCATCATAGGGTATTTAACAGCATCCCTAGAAATAGCATCTAAGAAGTCACCCCAAAAGAACTCGTTAATTTGAAAGTGTGCATTTGCAAACTCTTCAAAATCACTTTTTAACTGTATTATTGTTCTTTCCATTTTCTTCTGCGATTCTTTGCTTTAGTTTATTTATCTGCTTTTCAGTAATCTTGAATTTCTTTTTCATTACAATCGTCTTTTCTTACTATTTGAGTAGTAGTTACAAATGGCACTCGATAACTTTTTTTGTCAGGTTTTAAATCGTGTTTTGTTCTCGTAATTCCCTCAATGTACTCAGGATAATCCTGTCCATTATCATCACAAAGGAAGCCTACTAACCTGCGTTTATAATAATCTGCAAAGCTTTCTAACCTATCTTTATAAAGGCTATTATCTGAGCGACCGTTAGTAGTAAAGTTATCGTCTTGCGTTCTTCCAGTGCCTTTATTCGTTATTTCGTTTGATCCTATAACAACTATTTGAGCATCCACCGCAGCAACCATAGCAGGAACTACATACGTATCCATTAGAGTGCGATATTCAGTAGTCCAAGTGTTTGTATTCACTCGATTTAATAACGCTCTATAAAGTATGCTTCCTAGTATTGGCTGTATCTCCATATCTTGAACCAATTGGATAGCCCTAGCCAGTAGCTTTGTATCTGTATTCTGATGTATTAACCCTTTCTTTTTAAGGTCATCTGTTGATAGTAAGTAATCCATTATTGTCTAATTATATTTTGCCTCCATTCATGTCTGCACCAAGGAGTTGTTCTTCCAGTATCAGGGTTATTATAAAACCCACCTCTATACCTAAACACATCTCTTCCTATTCGGTTACTAATGCTTTGTATTTCGTCTTTAGTGTAAACTCTATTCATGCCTATTAACCGCCTGCAAAACGGTCTAGTACCGTCAATTATTTCAGCTCCTAAACCTGTCTTAACTTCATAGCTATAAACTATTTCAAAGCTTTCAATCTCATCTTGCAAGCTATCTAGCAAGTCGTTTGCCGTATCAGTAAGCTCATTGTTTTCAGTAAGCACATTCAATGTTTGTAGCTTCTGAATAGTCTCCACTACTTTAATAAGTGGTTCGTTTAGCGCCTTACTTATGCTCTCTGCTATTTCGCCTTTTTTAAGCAAATCTAGTATTGCTTTGTCGGTATCTGTTAAACTAGACCTAATCTGTCCAATAGTATCAAAAGACAACCGTGTAGCCTTCTCCATTTGCGTAACTTCTTCTAGTCCGAAGTCGTTTCTTACGGGTATAGACTTAATAGTTTTTACGCTTGCTTTGTCTCTTCCAAACTCCTCAAATACACTTAAATCTTTATCTATTTCTGAAAACTTTTTTTTTTGCTCTATTGGTGTTTTCTTGCTTATTGGTGCAGGGCTATCAAGTTCTAAATTCACAGCAAAACCGCTAAGTTCAGCCATGTAGCTAAAGATATATTCCAAAGACTTTTGTCTACTTTCTACGTAAAGGTTTTTAAATATCTCGTAGCTTGTTTCTAGCTCCGTAGCCCCTCCGAGCTGTCCTTCTGTTTTTATACCAAAAAGTAAAGGGTTAACAGCATTATGCGCTACGAGTAAATTTTGCTGCACGCTCTTTTCAGTCATGTTGTAACGGTCGGCTAAATCATTACCGTTAAGCTGTAACACGCTTGGCGCATTGTCGTTGCCATCTGAGAAAGTTATTACAACTGTATTGCTGTCCTCTATATTAGTAGAACTACCCTTTATTTGAGACCTTATTGCATTTTCTTCTTCTGTTGTCTCAGGTTGCCCGTTGGCAAAGTTTATAAGCGTACCGCCTTTAAAGCCGTTTTGAATCTCGTAAAGATGATATTTACTTATAAGATAGTCAGTATTAATAGCTGTTAAGCCCCCTACATAAGTAGGTTTAGGATAAAAACCTAATTCACCTTTATTTTGCTTTGCAGGACTTTTATAATAGATTATAAACTTACCGCTTTTTATAGTATTATTAAGTATAGGGTACTCCCTTAGTCCTGTTTTCTCTTCGCTTTGCTTCCTTGCGCTCCAATCGTCTGAGTAAATTACTTTTTTACCACATGAAGAAAGCCGTAGTTTATCAAAGTCTACATGCTCCCACATTGAAACTCTAGACCCTTCTCTATTCCATGTTCCAAGTATTGCAAATCCGTCAAAGATTTCAAAGTCTAAACAGCAACTTTTGACTATCTCATCAATAGAATAGTCACTATTTTTATTCTCAATAAAAGAAGCTGCTAAATCACCATTCTTGAACCCGCGACCTGAAATATAGAAAGTTTTACTTTTTATTATTCCCTGATGCCATGCGGATCCATTAAACATATCAATTAAATAAAAAGGGTAGTCGTTTTTTTGTCCCCATTTTATGTAGTCTCCACGTTTTTCAATACTTTCTTTTGGCTCAGGAAGCCCCTGCGATTTGCTAAAACCTAATACTTTACTCTTGTTCATAAACTTTACTCTCTATACTATTAGTGTATTGGTTACTTATTTCAGGTTCATCAGCTACATAACACAAACCTTTCTCTACCATCTTTAACCCTGTAGGGTATAAGTTGCCTGATTCGCTTGCTTGCTCGTATGCCCTATAAATATAATCACCCGAATAAGGAAAGGTCAAATCTACACCATCTGTCAACTCAAATCTATTATACCTTTCTTTGTACTCGCTAATATCCGTTAAGATACAATATACCTTTGTTTGAGTTTGCTCGTGTTCAAACTCAAAAAGGTACTCAACTTCACTTATCGTTGTCGCTTCCTTTAGCGTTACTGTTATCGTGCTTTTCGCGTTTCTTGTCAGTCTTAGCATCTTTCTTTAACTTTGGTTTTTTAGGTGCTTCAAATACATCTAGCCCTAACTTTTGATACTTCTCCTCATTACCTTCTTCAATATCAATATAAGTATTTAATATGGAATGATAAACTTTTGAACCTATAAATTTCTTAGCTATTTTCATATCGTAAATTTACAAAAAAAGGAGGACAAAATTAACTGCCCTCCCCTCTCCTTAGTTAGTAGTAATTATATGCTATGATGCATACGAACTTGAAGCTATTAGAGTAGCTGCAACAGTAGCTTCTACATCTGGTACTTCATCATTTTCTTGCCCTGTTAGTACGATTGTATGACCGTTTCTATCGCTTTTAGCAACTCCTGAGCCATACTCACTACCATCAGACACTTTTAAGCCTTCATTAAATCCTAACATTACATAAGTTCCGTTTGCCTTCTCTACCATTGCACACAACTCATTTTGTGCTAGTAAATGGATAGCAGAACGCAGCTCTTTTGTATCTGAGTTTAAAACAATATTTAAGGTCTGCTCATACCATAAAGTGCCATTCTCTTCGTTTCTTTGTACTGGTGCTGTATAACTTGATAAGTTACTTTTTAACTTGTAGTGGAAAGTTTCCCCGCTTGCTGTTAAAGCAGTAATCTCATTCGCTGTTAACGTAGCACCTGTTTTTTCATTCAAAGGAAAAAATAATACAGACTTAATACCCCCTTTACCGTTGGTGCAAGTCCTATCATTCCAACCTGATGTCATTGTACATGCCATGTGTTTAATATTTTAAAGTGAAGGGAGTGCGTTAACACTCCCTATAAATTGTTTATCCTAGCTTGGTGAGCTTGTACCTTGCCATACTCCAATCTGATCTAAGAAAGGAACTTGTACCCCTGCTCTAAACTTAGAACGGATATAGATTTTGTCATCATCTTGCGAGTACCAAATCTCTAAAGTATCAAAGTCACCTGTTAAGTCTGTACCGAATGTAAACTCGCTTAATCGACCTACAAAAGCATCATCTTTACCGTTCAAACCATTTACTTTGTAAACAGTCATGTCAGTACCGGGAAGGATAACTCTATCCATTGTTGCTATCTGTGCAGGCGAATAATGGAAGAAGTTTAAATCTACCAAGTTCTTCATTAACTTGTTAAAGTTCTCTCTACCAGTCAAGCAAGCATAATCATCTGATTCAGCTACCGCAGTAGGTGTATTTTCAAACATCTCATAGAATGTATCATAAGCATTTGAAGTAGTAATAGCAGCAGTTGAAGAACTGTTCAAATCTACACAACCGTTAGATACTGTAAGAATCTTGCAGAATCCATCAAAGAAGCTGTTATTTCCTGATGATAGTGCGCTATCTGATTGCCAAATGGCTACATCTAAAGCGCGTGAATGCTTAGCTAACAAGTAGTTTACAATTTCTTCCTCAAAGATTAACTCTTTGTCCTCATCCATTGCACCCGCTCTTAGTTGCAACTGTGTCCAAAATCCATCAAGGTCTTTATTACAAAAGCCTTTTTTAAAGCCCATAGGCACAACCGTTAAGGCTCTATCTGTAAACACAGTATCACCGCTTGCAGTCATGTCACAATCACCAGTTTGATAAGTGATAGTATCATCCATTAGCTTAAGTTCTGCTGAACTTTTAACACCTTCTTGAATGTTAATAAGCTGCAATGTTTGCGCGCTCGTTACTTGTTTTACGAGTAGTTCTTCTGACTGCTCATCTACGTATGCTCCAAGTCCTGAAACATCGTAAGCAAAGTTTTCTATTTTCTTTTTTAAACTCATCTTTTTTATTTATTACGTGATAAAATTATTCTTTGTCTTGGCGTTAAATCGTTATCGCGATTAAACTTTCTTTCTTTTGCAGGCTCGCTAGGTGCTTCTTTTAGCTTGTCAATGTCTTTTTTGAACTGCGCGTTTTCAGTTGACAACTTCTCAAATTTGCTTACAAGCTCGTTAACTGGCTCTAGTGCTTTAGCTACTGCCTCAGCTACTATGCTGTTAACTTTTTCTTCACTCATAGCCTCCTCAGAGTTTTCAACTTCTGCTGTTTCGCGTTCATCAACAACCTCAGTAATAACACCTTCAGCATCTACAATAATTGAAACACCTGCGAAGTCTCCTCCAAGTTCGTGTGTTCCCTCAGGTGCAGGCATTTGCTCACCTTCCTCACCAACAATAAAAATCGCAGTACCTGCTGCTAGTTCACCATCGTAAGAAAGTACAGTTTCTCCATCCATAAGAGTAACCTCTGCGAAGTCTTGTTTTACTTCCTCAGTTGCCTCATTCTCTTTTTGCTCTTCTGTATTCTCTTCAAACTTTTCAGTAATCTTTGATTCAATTCCTGCTAGTCGGTTAAGAATATCTCGAGCGCTTAATTTAGTTTTACTCATGTTTCTCCTTTATTTATGTGTATTGTTTATGATTTTTTCAATTTTCTCTAGTTTATCGAATATTTCAGCTTGTTCATCTTCACTAAATTCAAACTCGTCTAAGATAAAAACACCTTCTACTGAAAAGCCTCTATACTCGCCTTGCTTGACCTTCTCATAAAGTTCTTTATTCTCAAACTTATATGAGGTTATCCAGCTACCATCTGCTTCTTGTTTGAATCGCTCAGGTGCTGTAAATCCGTTTGATTCATCTATCTGGTATGAATGGATTAGATAAACCCCTTCTGCTTTTTTATTCGGGTCATGCTCTAGGTTAACATTGTTGAAGTTGCCCTTTCTAGCGTAGTCA